GTGCTGTCCGAGGCATGTCGTTCAATATCCTCTTCCTCGATGAGTTCGCGTTCGTCCCTAATCACATCGCTGACTCCTTCTTTGCATCTGTTTATCCTACTATTACTTCTGGTAAAAGCACAAAAGTAATTATGGTTTCGACGCCTCACGGCATGAACCATTTTTACAGAATGTGGCATGATGCTGAGAGGGGTCAAAACGAATACGTTCCAACTTCAGTTCACTGGAGTGAAGTTCCAGGCCGCGATGAGAAGTGGCGAGAACAAACTATTAAGAACACTTCAGAAAACCAGTTCAAGGTTGAGTTTGAATGTGAGTTTCTTGGATCAGTTGATACTCTCATCAATCCAGCCAAGTTGAGAGCCATGGTCTATGACAGGGCCATTCAATCTGGTAATGGTCTGGATGTATATGAAAAACCAATTGACAACCACGACTACGTTTGTACAGTTGACGTGGCCAGAGGTGGTGGTAATGACTACTCAGCTTTCGTTATTGTGGATATAACTGAGTATCCACATAGAGTAGTTGCAAAGTACAAGAACAACGAAATTAAACCAATGTTGTTCCCATCGATCATTTATGAAACGGTAAAGTCATATAATAATGCATGGGTCTTATGTGAGGTTAATGATATTGGTGATCAGGTTGCAGCTATTTTAAACTACGATCTTGAGTATCCTAATCTTCTTCAGTGTTCGATGAGAGGACGTGCGGGACAGATCGTCGGTCAAGGTTTCTCTGGAAAGAAAACTCAGTTGGGTCTCAAGATGTCCAAAGCTGTAAAGGCGGTAGGGTGTTCCAACCTAAAGACGATGATTGAGGCGGACAAGGTTCTCTTCAAAGACTATGATATTATATCAGAACTCACTACATTTATCCACAAGAGAAACTCATTTGAAGCTGAGGATGGATGTAATGATGACCTTGCAATGTGTCTCGTCATCTATGCGTGGTTGGTCGCCCAAGACTACTTTAAGGAACTCACCGACCAAGATGTTCGTAAGAGACTGTATGAAGACCAGAGAGATCAAATTGAACAGGATATGGCTCCATTTGGATTTATTAGTGATGGTCTAGAAGATGATGTAATTCAAGGTGATGATGGAACTCTTTGGAGAAAGACCGATCTTGATGATATCAACTCCACATATGGAGACATGAATTTTATGTGGGAGTATTATTGATGGACATTGGCGATAAGTTTGATCTAGAACATTTACTGTTTGTTGATAGAACTTGTAGGGTTTGTGGAGAGACAAAAAATCTTATTGAGGATTTTTATTTGACTAGAAAGGGTAGAGGATCATATCCTTCATCATATTCTTATGAGTGCAAAGACTGCACAAAGAAAAGAATTATTGTAAGTAGAATGACAAATAGAGTGTTTGACAGGTGGGAATATCCTGATTGGTAGTGTTCACGCATTGTTTCCCCGTTTGAAAAGGTGCCAAACAATAAATAAATTCAGATAACAAACTGAAACTTCTAGAGGAAATCAGATGGCTGGTTTAGGCTTAGTATCTCCTGGAATTAAGGTAAGGGAAGTTGACCTTACCCGTGGCGGAATTACAGGCGTAAGTGACCAGACTGGCGCCATTGCTGGACCATTTGTTAAAGGTCCTGTCAATGAGCCCATTCTCATTGAAAACGAGAAAGACTTGGTTGACACTTTTGGTGAGCCACAAGAAACCAGTGATCAATATGAATACTGGATGAGTGCTTCTTCTTACCTCTCATATGGCGGTGTCCTGAGAGTTGTAAGAACTGATGGTACGAACCTCAACAACGCTAACGCTGCCGTTGCAACTGGTTCTGGATCTTCAGTAACTAATTTAAAACTTAAGAACTTAGAAGAATATTATAACGGAAACGACACCCCAACTTCATGGTATTGGGCTTCTAGAAACCCTGGTACTTGGGCTAACGATCTTAAAGTTTGTGTCATTGACGCACAGACTGACCAAACCCTGACTGGCATTACAACATCAGGTATCGTTGTTGGTGCTGCAGTTACCCAGGCCTTTGGTGGTGCTCAGATTGGTGGTATTGGAACTTCACTAACACTGAACGGTCACCTGAAGGGTATCGTTACTGGTGTTGGTGCTTCAAGCATCGACGTAAAAGTTGTAAGTCAGGTTTCAACCGCTGGATCTACTACAAATGCGGAATATGAAAAGGGTGGTGCTTTCGAATTCAAGACATCCAGAGTTCTGAATATCGTTGGCGCAACTGGTGCTGCAACGACTTCGATTACAGTAACAAGAGATGTTGGCGGAACCAACGCTGGCCCTCTGCAGGTTAATGAAACACTTCTTCTCTTTAATACTGTAAGTTCTTCCATCACAATCGACCAAGCTGGTGGACAGGCACTTGCAATTGGTGCAACAGGTGTTAACCTCTCCAGCACTTCTGGTATTACCACTATTGGTGATAGTACTGCAAACGTCCTTCTGATTGGTGGAGAACTGATCGGTGTTGGTGTAACCATTGTTTCTGCAACTGGTTTCGTTGGTTTCTCTACAAGAGGTATCGACGGTACAACTGAGACTGCACACAACGATGGTTCCACAGTATATGTTCTTTCAAACGCTGGTGCTGCAACCACAGTAAGAACACTTCAAGCTTCAAGTACATCAACGACGATTGATGTTAATGCTCTGGGAAGTATTGATGTTAACGACTATGTAAGAGTTCAAACCGTTGGTGTTGGAACAACTGCTGAGATCATGAGAGTAACTGGTATTACTACCAACTCAGCTCTCACACCATCTACCGCAACCGATTGGTACGATTCACAAACACTGAATCTTGATAACTCTACCGTATACTGGAAGAACATTGCTCCTAAGCCTGGAACTTCTCAGTATGCTTCATCAAGGAACTCAAGATTTGACGAAATTCACGTTGTAGTTGTTGACGACGACGGAAAACAGTCTGGAACATCTGGACAAATTCTTGAGAAGCATCTCAGTCTGTCTAAGGCTAAGGACGCTGTACAGTTTAATTCACCTTCTTACTATAAGAACTACATCGCAGATAACTCCGAGTATCTGTTCCCTGGTTATGCACCACTTGGAAGAGCAACAGCATTCTCCTCTGGAAATACTGCCTTCACCGCTTCTGCTTCTGCATGGGGACAGAATGCACAAGGAGTTGTGTTCTCAGGTATTGGTAGATCGACTTATTCACTGCAAGGTGGTCATGATTACGGCGGTACTTATACCGCTCCTACTTACACCACATCTCTTGGCGATTTGATGACTGGTTACGATCAGTTCGCTAACCAGAGAGAGTATCCAATCAACTACCTGATCATGGGTCCTGGTCTTTCTACTAGAGACGAGACCGTTGGTAAGGCTAACAAACTGGTACAAATTGCAGAGAACAGAAAGGATTGCGTTGCAACCATTTCTCCAAGAAGAGCTGACGTTCTGAACGATCAAGCTCCACTGACAAATAGCGATACTCAAACTAACAACGTTCTCGCTACTCTGCAGGGAGTTAATTCCTCCTCATACGCTGTCATGGACAGTGGTTATAAGTACACCTTCGATCGTTTCAACAACAAGTTCCGTTACATCCCATGTAACCCCGACGTTGCTGGAATGATGGCAAGAACCTCACAGAATTCATTCCCATGGTTCTCGCCTGCTGGAACAACCCGTGGAACTGTTAACAACGCAGTTAAACTTGCTTATAACCCATCACAGGCTCAAAGAGATCTGCTTTACACCAAGAGAATTAACCCAGTTATCGCTTCTCCTGGTGGTGGTATTATCCTCTTCGGTGATAAGACTGCACTGTCCTACACTTCCGCATTCGACAGAATTAACGTCCGTCGTCTGTTCCTCACAATTGAGACTGCAATCGAAAGAGCTGCACGTGCTCAACTGTTTGAGTTCAACGATGCAATCACCAGAGCAAACTTCGTCAACATCGTTGAGCCTTTCCTCCGCGATGTTCAAGCGAAGAGAGGTATCACAGACTTCCTGGTTGTCTGTGATGAGAGCAACAACACTGCTGATGTGATCGACGCGAATGAATTCCGTGCCGACATCTTCGTGAAGCCCGCACGCTCTATCAACTTCATCGGCCTGACATTCGTTGCAACCCGCACTGGAGTTAGTTTCGAAGAAGTAATCGGCACAGTCTGATTATTAAATAGTACAGCACATCATCAACCGTTTAACAGGAGTAAGTAAAAATGCCTCAGCAAATCCCAAATACAGGGAGTAATGCGAGAACCCTGGATACCTTTAAATCGAAGTTGTTGGGCGGCGGCGTTCGCCCTAACTTCTTTGAGGTAGAACTCAAGTTCCCAACTCTGGGCATCGACGACAACGATGTAAGTGACAGAACCCGTTTCCTGGTAAAAGGAGCTAATCTGCCCGCTTCGATCATTGCACCAATTTCAGTTCCTTTCCGTGGAAGAGAACTGAAGATTGCTGGCGAGAGAAGCTTTGATAGTTGGACTATCACTGTTATCAACGATAGCAACTTTGTCCTGAGAGACGCCTTTGAAAAGTGGGCAAACATCATCAACAAAGTTTCTGATAACGCTGGTGAGGTTGATCCAACCGTCTATCAACAGGAAGCTTACGTTCATCAACTTGGTAGAGCACCAATCACTAATCAGGCTGGAGTTCCTGCAACTTCAGGAGCTACTGTTCCCATCCTGAGATCATACCACTTCCATGGCGTGTTCCCAACTAACGTTTCTTCGATCGAACTTTCTTACGATCAAAACAACGTTATCGAAGAATTCTCTGTAGAATTCCAAGTTCAGTGGTGGGAAGCCCTGAATGAAAATGGCCAGGTTGTCGTTGGTTGATAAATAGACCATAAGACAACACTGACAAAATGGCTAAATTATTCGGTTTCTCCATAGAGGGGGCTGACGGAGATAATCTGCCTAAGTCTGCGGTTTCTCCTGTTCCGCAGAACGAGGCAGATAAATCCGACTACTTTGTAAGTAGCGGCTTCTATGGACAATACGTTGATAT